TATTGATACTCAAAATACATTCTTTTTCAAGAAAGACATTACAACAAACACTAACTCCGATGTAGTGATGAATGGTAATGGTGGCGATGCTGACCCTAACTTATTTCTTGTAATTCGCATCGACAAAACAGTAACAGGCACACCTTTATTTAACGTGTACACTTCTGATACAGATAACATGGCTAATGCGGTATTGTTGCATGGTATTACAATGGCTGCTAATGCACCAGCTGGCACAGAATACAAAGTGCGTTTAGCTAATGGTGGTAAGAAATACATCCGCATCAACGCTAACAATATGACTGGCGGTCAAATCTCCGCATTCTTAACAAGTGGCATTAACATTAAATAAGGTGGCTAATATGGAATACGTTGCAAAAGTAACCCTTTATCATAATACAAAGGGTCTAATTGAAGAGGGAACAACAGTTGAATTTACAAAAGAAGAGGTAGCCGAATACGATAAGGACTACTTCAAAGATTTGTTTGAAGCTGTTGGTGCAGAAGAAGTCGCAGAAATAGAGGAAGTCGAAGAGGCAGAACCTACACCAAAGAAACGTGGTAAAAAAGCGGAAGAAACTGCTGAATAATTGAACGAGGGGTGCTTATGCATCCCTCTTTTTTTATAGAAAGGTGGAAATATGACACCTACTGATATTTGTAATCAAGCATTATCGCTTATCAATGCAGGTCGCATCCGTTCTATGACTGAAGAAACCGAACCTGCTAGACAATGCAGATTGCATTATGATTTAACACGTAGAGTATTGTTAGAACAGTTTGAGTGGAACTTTGCACGTAAGCGTGAACGTGCGGTGTTATCCGAACACAAAATAGATGGTTGGGGTTATGTGTATGCATACCCTGAAAAGTGTGTTCGCATCCTTGCGGTCATTCCACAGGGGGAACGATACCGAGCGGAAAAGCAACGTGAATATGATGTTTATTTGACTGATAACAATACAAAGTACATCGTATCTGATGTACCATTGATGCATATTGATTATGTGTACGATATAACCGATGCTGATGTAATGAACCCTATATTCGTTAAAGCGTTGGTGTGTAAGATGGCATCTGATTTAGCAATGCCACTAACTGGTAATAGCGGTTTGTTTGACCAATCGTACAAGTTATATCAAGCAGCATTACAAGAGGCAAAATCTATGAGTGCAAAAGAACGTAGACTAGATATGCCTTATGTATCTAGCTATTTGAAAGCAAGGAGTTGGTGATATGCAACCTATGTTTATCGGACAAGTCGCATTTACTACAGGCGAGGTATCGCCTGATGTATCTAGTCGATTTGACTTAGAACAATATAAGAGCGCACTATTGCTTGCTGAAAATGCGGTAATCAGACCTTATGGAGCGGTGGCACGTAGGCAAGGTTCGCAGTTTATCGGCTATGCTAAATACAACGATAAACCTGTTAGACTGTTTGAGTTTACAACAAATAAGAACCAATCATTCATGCTTGAATTTGGTGATAGGTATGTTAGAGTATGGCGCAATGGTGTGTATACAAATGTTGAAGTAGAGACACCATTTGAGGCGGACGTTGTAGGCGAATTAAACTGCATCCAAAGTGGCGATGTAATGTTCATTTGTAGTGGCAAGTACCCTATTCAAACGCTATCACGATATAGCGATACTGACTGGCGGATGAGTGCTTACAAACTGACTGAACAACCTTATGATGAAATCAACACGGATAATGGACACACATTAACTGTTAATGGTGATACGATCACATCTACAAAAGACCTTTTCACACAAGATATGGTTGGTAGTGTAATTCAGATTGCATACTATGTGGAGGCGGTACATACACAGATTAGCGGTATCGTTGTAGAGAAAAAAGTCAAACGCTATATGCAACCACAAGTAATAGAAAAGACCTACAACAACATTAATTACAATGTTGAAAGCTACAGTACTGATACAGAACTATCATGGAAATTCACCACTCATGGCACATGGGAGGGTACAGTTAAAATTCAAATCTCTAACAACAATGGGCAGACTTGGAAAGATTACAGAACATACACCTCTAAGAATGACTACAATGTAACTGATACAGGTAAGATAGAGGCTGGAGCAAGGTTAAAATATATCTCCGATATTAAAGGTGGTTCTGTTAATTGCGACTTATCTATTATGCCGTTTACTCAATATGGTATCGTTGAGATTAAAAGCGTAACCGATGCTAAGAACGCAAAGGTTAATGTTCTGAATGGTATTAAAGAGGGTGAGCCAAGCCACCAATGGAAGTTAGGCAGTTGGAATAGGGGTAGAGGTTATCCGAAACTATGTACATTCTATCAAGACCGCTTTGTAGTTGCTGCTACTGATAGCAAGCCTAATTATATTTGGTTTAGCCGTACTGGTGATTATCCTAACTTTGGGGTTGAAAAAGTAGGCGGTACAATCACAGATGATAGTGCAATCACACTACCAGTAATCAACCGCAAGATGTATGAAATTAGACACCTTGTACCAGCTAACGACTTGATTGTTTTAACAAGTGGTAATGAGTGGATAGTAGATGGTAGTAAGACTATTACACCTACTAACTGTTACCTTAAAACACAAACACAACGTGGTGCATTGAAATGTGAACCACAGTTTATCGGTAATCGGTGCGTGTTCGTTCAAGAGCGTGGCGGTACTGTTCGTGATATGGGTTACTCTTACGAAAGCGACAACTACACAGGGCAAGACTTAACGCTATTTGTTAAAACATTGGTTAAAGGCCATGTGGCAGTAACGAGTGCATATGCACAAGACCCTGACAGTATTATTTACTACGTTCGAGATGATGGACAGTTGAATTGCTTAACCTACATACCTGAACAAAAGGTGTATGGGTGGTCGCATTTTGTTACAAATGGTAAATACCGATATGTAGAGAGCGTGGCAGAGGGTGAACAAGACACAATCTATTTTGTAGTAGATCGTGTGATTAATAATAAGAATGTGAAATGTATTGAACGTAGTATTCCGTTGTACACAGAAGATAACTCCGATGTGTTCCTAGATTGCTATGTTAAAGTTGCTAATTCAATTAAGACTGATTACATCAACGCACCTCATCTAGTAGGGCAAATGGTAGACATAGTAGTTGATGGGCAACAGATGCCATCTAGGGTAGTACCACCGACTGGTGTCATTAAATTAGATGGTAAAGCAAATGTAATTACTGTTGGGTTACCTTATACTACTAAAATTAAAATACCTAGCGTAGAGCAACAAATAAACGATGGCACATTGCAATGTAGGTTGGTAACTATAACACGAGTTGCGTTGCGGTTATATCGTTCGTATGGTGGCAGCGTTGGCAAAACATTTGATGATGTAGATGATTTAATCTTAAAACCTAAATCGCTATTTACTGGTGATACTGTAATAGCACTACCTAAGATAGCAACTAGCGTTAATACTAATACAGAAATCTGTATAAAACACTCAAAACCTTTCCCATTTAACCTATTAGCGGTTACAAGAGAGGTAGAAATTGGCGGTGGTTTCCCAAATGTTCATGGAATGTAATATTTGCACCTCTAAGCACGTTTCTTTAATTCGTGAATTATATATCAACTTACGTTCGATAGATGCCTTAGAGGTTAAATATATCAATCGAAAAAATTCAAACTACGGCGAAAATGACTTTATAAACGATATTCTTGGTGAAGATTATCAAAGTCGCATTGTTATTGATAATGATAAGCCATTATGTGTGTATGGGGTATCTAAAACTGCACTAAATGGTATGCATTGCATTTACTTTTTGGGGAGTAAAGATTTTGAACGTAGTTTGACATTGCAAAAGCAATTTATAAAAGTTAGTAGAAATATCATTGGGGAATGGCTACAAACTAGGGAAGTACTTTTTAATTACATACACAAAGAAAATTACCGCACCATTAGATGGCTAAAGTCATTAGGTGCGGTTATTCATTACGATATTAACGATGGGGATATGGTTTTATTCACATTGAGAAAGGGGGATGCGAATGTGTAACCCTATTGCATTAACCGCAGCAAGTATGGTTGGTACATTATTTACACAACACCAACAAGGTAAGGCACAAGCTGCAATGTACAATCAACAAGCAAGGGTAGCAGAGGCTAACGCACGTATTAGTGATCGCAAGCAAGAACAAATAGCAGACCAAGCCTTGCAAGAACGAGATAAGATGTCCGATAAGATGCGACTTATCCAAGGGCAGAACGTAGCAGAAACTGGCGCTGGCGGTTTAGCTATGAGTGGTACACCGTTACAGTTAATGGCTAGTAGCCATGACGAATACAACAAGGATATTCAGAATTGGGAAACTAACAAGAATAACAATATCTACAATGAATATCTTAACGGTATGAACTATCGTAACGAGGCAAGCACCGCACGAGCAGCGGCAAGCAATGCTAAATCACAAACTAGAATGGCTATGCTAGGTACGATATTGAGTGGTGCATCTAGCATCTATGGACTTAAAGGGCAGTATGGCGGTAGTAGTAATAGTGGTGGATATTATTCACCTAGCTTAAAAGCATCTCAACAATCTAACTTGGTTAGGGATGGTAGGTTTGTAAGAAATACTATCAGAAGTAATAAGTGGGGTATCTAATGCGGTTTGTAAATTACAATGGCGAACAAAAACTAAATACAATTAGCGGTAGTGTGCAAGCTACTGGTAATGAATTAGCATTTGGCGGAAATCAACAAGGTTTAAAAGGTGTAATTAATGCCATTGATAACATTAACGAACAGATGCAAAAGCGACTTGATGAAGATTTAAACATCGCTTATATGAACGCTGAAACAGATTATAAAAATCGTATATCACATGAATTGACCAATAAAGAAACTGGTATTTTACATAAAGAGTTAAATGGCGCTGCTAATGTAACGCAACTATTTAATGAAAGTGAATATAACATCAGACAAGAGGTATTAAGTAATTTACCTAACAATAAGCGATTGCGTGAACGATTTTTACAAATGGCGGATAAAGATTATCACGCTAATAATATACGTGTCCAAGTGCATGAGCGTTCCGAACGTGAGAAGTACAAAGATGTAACATTTAATAACAATGTGAAATCATCTGAACAGATTGCAGTACTAGGCTATAACAATCCTAATATTGTATCTAACTCATTAAGCACTATTAAGAGTAGCATTGAAACTATGTATGGTGAACGTGGTGAAGAATTTGTAAAAGCTAAATATCAAGAAGTAGCAGACCGAGTAGGCGCTGCAATTATTGATGAAACAGTAACACGAAATGATATTACCGCAGGTCCACAAACAATAGCAGCACTACGAGAAATGGGTGTAAGTGAGGGTGTACTATCTAAAGCAGCAGTAGCAATCGATAAGGTAAATACGCAACAAATAATCGATAAACGTATTGTAGGTGATGTAGATACCTTTGGTGAGGGTAATGCAGAAAAAGCAGCTGATGCATATATTGCTACATTACCTAAAGCTGGACAAGGCGGAAATATGAACCTAGCAGCACTTGATAGTGCAGTTAATGAACAGTTAGGTAAGCCGTATCTACTTGGTGGTGATGGTGGTGAAAGTACCGACTGTGGTAAATTTACGCTTGATGTGTCCGCAAAAGCTGGTGTTACTCTTAACTACCGCACCGCAGATGGTCAGTACTTACAAGCTGAACAAGAGGGTAAGTTAGTTAAGGATATTTCACAAGCACAAAAGGGCGATTTAGTCTTTTGGCACGTTCCGAGTAATGAGGCTAGATGGGCAACTAGCAATGATCCAAACGCAGTTAATACAGACAACCAAGCATATATGGGTGTAACTCATGTAGGGGTTTATATGGGCGATGGTAAAGTTGCACAAGCTGGTAGTGGTGGTGTGTCTATTGTTAGTACTGATATATACCCAGTAGTTGGTGTAGGTAAGTTTAGTGGTAGTGCTAAAGGATATACTGATGGCGAACTCTTACAAAAACGAGAAGAGTATATGAAAGCGTACAATGTTGAAGAAAGTAAACGCAAAAAAGCAAGGGCAGAGGCACTAGCAAGACAAAAAGAGGCTATCCAATTACAACTCATTGAAATGGGTAAGAATGGTGCATCTAGTGGTGAGATGGCTAATTTCTTAGATAATGCTATAGGGGATAATAAAGAACTAACTTTAGCATTTGGTTCACAAAGAAATCAATTTATACGAGCAGATGTAAAAGAACAACAAGCTGCTAACCAATCATGGGGGATGAATGAAATTCGTTCCATGCTTGGAAATAACAGACCTCAATCAGAAATTTTTAAGTTTATTGATGATAACCATATTAATCTATCATTAGAGCAATACAACTCATTGCGTAAAACTCTTAATGACCGTGATAACGGAACTGGTGATTATGCACCAGAGTTAGCTGGTGTGAATTATGTTCTTAACGATAGTTTAGAGAATATGAATGAACAACAAAAAGGGTTAGCAAGGATAGGTTTTAAACAACAGATGGGGGCGTGGAAAGCTAAATTTGTAGCAGTCGAGGGAAGAGAACCAACAACTGGTGAGTTAGATTGGGCTGCACATGAAATAGCTGGTCAAACAGTAATTCAAACTACAAATGTAGAACACTTTTGGCAAAATGGAGATAATTATAAAACTAATACATCAATGGCTATATTGGCTGGTGATGGTGTGGTTGATTGGAAAGTACTTGGAGATACACACTATATAAGACTTTATAAGTCTAATGGTGATTTTGAAGATATAGATGAGGGTACATTCCATGCTAGGTATAACATTGAGGGATAGGTGAAAATATGTCTAATAACCCATGGAAAATAGAACAACAGAAAATCAACCCATTTATTAACAAGGATGGTGATCATGGAGAGTTAGGCACACCTGTTAATGGAGTTGTAGGTAATGCGGTAGATGCAGTAAAACAAGTAGGGAATGCGTTAGGCGGTTTAGCAGATGCACCTTATCTAGTCGATACAACTGGTAGTGGTAAGGATAGAACTTTACAGACTGTATCTACCATTGGTGAGGCTTTAAAGGAAAACCCTATTGTAAATAACCCAGCATTGCAAGCTGCATCAGCACGTTTTATCTATGCAAGTAATGATGCGGTAAAAGCTAATGCAGCACTAGACTATGCTAATAAACTGAACATAGGTGCTGATGTTATCTTGAATAGCGGTGAAACAGGGTTCACAAGAGCAGCCTATCTTGCTAATCAAGTAGATAGAGGGCGAACAGTACAATCGCTATATGATGAGTACCCAGAGTTATACAAGATTAAATATGATTCACAATCAGAGGCTATATATAGTTTAGACAATTTACAATCCATTAAGTCTACTCATGGTATATGGGATAGTATTCAACAGAATGTATGGTCTATTAATGATCAGATGAAGTTGGGGGATGTTGGTTATGAACTATCCAACACTACAGACCCTAAGAAAATCGAAGAATTAACAAACGAAATTCAACGCTTACAAACTAACCTTGCGAATTATCGTCATGCAGATGGACTAGATGTAGCACAATCTGTAATCGGTGAAACCGCTGGACAAGGCTATATGATGGCTAAACAAGGCGGTATAGGTGCGGTAGCTGGTGCAGTTGCTGGTGCATTAATTGGTGGCTTGGCTACAGAGGGTGTAGGTGCAACCGCT